TGTTCTTCATCTTTTAAATCTGTTGGTTGTGGTAACTTCCACTTACCTAAACTTCTGTCCATTACTTTTTCTTTGGTGGTAATAACATAACACCACCTGTTGCTTCTACGTGTACTTTTTCAGTTTTAGTCAAACCTACTCTATCTAATAATTCTTTAGCAGCAGATAGTCTATCTCTTATACCGAGTTGTGTAGGTTCATCAACTCCACTTACCATAGCCACTGCTGCCTTTGGAGCATTACGACTCATATACATTTGAGTTGCGTCTAACACTTCATCTTTCATTGTAGCAAGAATAGAAGAAGTAGAAGAGTGCTCTGAATATCCTGCTAAAAGTTTAGCTTTAACAACATCACCATTTGCTTCATCAAATAAAACATCTAAGAATTTCTGTTGTCTTTCTGTAAGTTCTCTTTTCTTTGTTGTCATATAGGTATACCCTGTTTTACAACTCTGTCAATTAAACGTTGTGCTCTGTTAGTAGTTTGTTTAAACCATCTGCTATCTTCCATCTGCAAAGCCATTTCACGATAGTCCTCTACCTCTACGGCAGCAATCATGAGTTTAAACTTACGTAAACGAGGACCTCCAAGTTGGAATGCCATATTTATCAATACGTGTTGTATATCTTCAGGTAAAGAATCAAAGTCATTAAATATATCTTGACAGTCATTTATGGCAGTCTGCACATCTTTTTCAAACCACTCTTGTACTTGTTCTTCAGGTATAGAAGTGCCAATAGGTCCTGCATATATCTCTTCATCCCACTCAGTAATCAAATGTCCGATTCCCCCGGTCAAATGCCCTTCACTGCAATGATATGTTTCATATTTTACACCCTCGTCAGCTTCTATTTCTTTTCTTAATATATCTATGTTCATCTTCTAAGTCCTTTTTTACGTTGTTCTGCATGTAGAGACTCAACGTGTTTACGATAAAAATAGTTTCCTATTTTACTAATTATACCTGATATATGTAAAAATGTCAAGGTTTTTACACTCATTTCTTTTTGTTGTCCACTATACTTGATGGATTTACATAGTCTTTAGATTTAAAAGACATACCACCTTTAGCTCTTTTTTGTGCAGAGGCACTTCTACGAAAAGCTATATCTCTTAACCTTATAAAATTTTTTGCTGCTTTTTGCTGTTCTCTAAATATATCTGCTATATTTTTTGGTGGTTTTCTTATACCTCTCTCTCTCGCTAGTGCATCTAATTGTCTTTTCATTAATGCTCTTTGTTCAGGTGTAGGTGTGCCTGTTGTTCTACGTCTTCTGTTTTCAAGTTCTCTTAAACGTCTATCTCTTTCCCTTTGTCTTCTCATAAAATCTTTTAATTTTTTAGGGTCTCTACGAATATCAGGACTAGGGTCTACTCTAGGTCCTCTTGGTCTTCTAGGTCCTCTAGGTGGTCTAACAGGTTGTCGTATAGGTATACGTCTTCCTGCTAATAATAAATCTTGCATACCTTTTGGTAATCTTCCAAAGTATCCCAAATTTCCTAAATTTACAGGGTTTCTTCTTATAGGTCTTATAGGTCTTCTAGGTCCTCCTCGTCTAGGAATATGTATAAATCCTCTATGTGCTTTTACTGTTGGGTTTTTATCTGCCATGTTGTCCTCTATTTTTTCTTTAGCATTTTTGCTGCTTGACCTACACCTTTAATACCAAAAGATGCAGATATAGCGATGTACAATAAGTATTGATACCAATCAGGTAATGTTGCTAATACTTCAAATCCACTTTGTACATACTCTCTCATTCCCGGAATGAAGACTAAAATTGCAGGTGCTAATAAAACTACTAAGGCAAACTCGTCTTTCCAGCTATCATTTGTAGCATCAGCCATTTTGCCTTCCCATTCTATTTGTCCTGTAGCCACTTTCTCTGCTACAGTTGCTCTAGCTTTTGCTTCTGCTACTTTTGCTTTACCTTCTGCTTTTGTTTTTTCTAGTTTGTTTTGAAACCATGTTCCTGCGAGATTTGCTATTGGTCCTATTAGTGCTTGTATCATTGTCTATCTTTTCCTTTAATCTTTCTGCTCTTAGTCTTTCTTTTAATTTAACTAAATTTACGAAATCTTGATGTTTTCTTTGCAATCTTTTTGGGTTGTTTAGATACCTGTCTACCTGCTCTCTTCGCTTTTCGTTTAGCAGCAGTAGAGGCTGCGTATTCACTGGGAGAAAGAGCCTTAATTGCTGCCGAAGGTAAATAACGTTCGCCAGTAGCCTTTGACCCTTGTGTACTAGGTTTACCTGACTTGGTTCTCCATTTTTGTTTTGTCCACGCAACTAACGACCTCTGTGATTTTTTTAATGCCATTATATTTTACCTGCCCATTTTGCTGCATAATAAATTACAGCCACTAATCCTGTAAACGATAAAGAAACTCCAACAACCCATTGTACCACTGTCAATATTTCTTCTCTTCGTTTACGTTCTAATCTCTCTTGTTCTCTTCTAGCTTTTCTAGCTTGTGCTTGAAACTTTTGCCAATCTGCCCACAATCCCGGTCTACCTACATATATCATGATTTGTTTAAGTTCTTCTTCTTTTTGTCTTAGCTCTTCTAGAGCCATGAACTCTTCTAAGTCTCCACCTGCAACTCCTTTTGCTTTTTGCTTGTTTACTTCTTTTTCTATCTTCTCTTTAGCAAAAACAAAATCAGAAATTTGTTTGCCACAACTAGCAAGTTCTTTTCCGTTACTAACGAAACTTTTAATTACACCAAAGGCAGCATTAGCTGCTGCTAGTTCTGCTAACATTTTATTTCCTTATAGGTTTACAATATGCAGTTATGCGTTTACCTCCATCTTCTGTGGGTATAGTTGGTTGGTTATGCAGTCTTTCTGCAAAATATAAGCATCTGTCAATGCTTTTAAATCTCTGTGTTTGATTGACTATCTGTTTGTCTATCATGAATATCAGTAAGAACTCTATCATTGTGATGACAATCGCATGAGCATTCTTCGCAATCGCAGTCGTAACATTCGCAAGTCTTACACCTTTTTCTTTTTTCGTTCATGTGCTCTCTTTAAACTTTCTTTCGCTTTTTTAAATATTGCTACAACTTCAGTCTTGCCCATTACTTTAGCTCGTTGCTCACCGACTGTAAGTATTTGTATCTTTCTCGCATATGGTTTATTGATTTTTTTAACTTTGGCAACTGTGGCTCTAGCATCTGCAGGTGTCGCAAATTTGATGCTAACTGTATCCTTAGGGTTCTCATCCGTATATAAACGTCTACCAGAGCCTTTTGGTTTTTTTCCTGTACCAACTTTAGGGTCACGCTTTTTTCTTTTTGACAACTTTTTTGTAACCTTTCTTTTGGTCTTTCATTATTCTTGTTAAGGTTCTAGCTTGACCTGCATGAGCCTTAGATGCTTTTTTTAATTTACCTATAACTTTTTTTAATGGTTTAGTGTAGTGTGGCATTATCCTCTATAGCCTCCACCTGCTTTTTTGTAGGCTTTAGCCATCATTTGAGCCTTACGAGCACTCCATTGTCCCGGAGCACCACCTTTGCCACCTGCTTTTATTCTGTTAAATATTCTTTTGCGTAGAGCAGGTTTAGTATAATTACCTGCTTTATTAACTGTACTTTTTCTTTTTACTGCCATTTTTTTTCGCCTTTGATGGTAACAATCCTTTGTTCACTGCTCTAGCTCTTTCAGAAAAACCAAGTTTCTTTTTACTTTTTATTTTTTTTCTTATTGTTTCTAATTTGGCTACCATCTGAATATAGATTGTTAAATGTCGTATGAGGGTCTAAATAGGATTCGTGTGCTTCTGCAGAATGTATCCACTGCGAGGGAGCAAAATCAGGAGCACCTTCTCCTGTAACCCATAATGCAGGACTTGTTGCTCTAACTCTATTATTTGGTAATGCAACAATGTTACCTGTCCACTCACCTGCATCTAATAAATACATCACATGTGATTGTTTATGTTGTGCAGGGTCATCTGCTATTTCACTCTCAGTATAGTCTACTGTGAATAAATATCTTGCAGTATAAAATGCATTGTCTATTTTACAAAGCCAAGGGGAAGAACTGACTCTATCCATAACAATGACACTATGATTTCTAGATTCGCAATCCCAAGGTTGACACAAATGGTCTTCCATTGGTTCTGCCCATTCATCTACAGGTATATCTGCTACAAGTGCCTGTATCGGCATTCTTGCCCACATTGCACCACCATG